GTCTTCTTGCTTGCCTTAGAATTGTTGCTGCAGATCTATTTGATTTTGCTAGTTTCTCTGCCCAAATAATGTCTTCTAAACTTACCTCTTCTTGCTTTGCAATTCTATTGCAAATTTCCTCAAGACGCAATCTATAAGCAGTAGAGAGCATATGTAATCTCCAGATATAGTGTATTTAGTTATCGCTCAATATAACTCAGTGTATGATCTTGAGCATAAAGTTGATGGATAATCATATCACATCCAATCTTAGGATTACAATCTCCACAGGTATATACATCAACTGCTGCTTTACCTTCCTCTGGCCAGGTGTGGATACTAATATGACTCTCTGATAACAAGCATATTACCGTAACCCCTTGGGGTTCAAACTTCTTAGAGATAGTTTGAACTACTGTAGCACCACTTGCTATTGCTGCACTTTCCAGCAAATCTATAAGACAACGTTCATCATCCAAAAGGACAAATGAACATCCATACAAATTGAGAAGATAATGCTTTCCCATCATCTTTTCTTCTTTGGTTTATCAATTCCCCATAATTTGGGGTTCACAGTTCCTTCAGTCCATTGAATTTTTTGAAGCACCCCATCACCATACTTATCATAATAGTGATCAAATATTTCAACCATAGAATTAGATTGAACTATATCATAGTTCCAATCATCTAGGATATAACTGACAAGGTAAGAATTTCTGGGTAGGGTTTTATCTTTAGACAATTCCTTGTCACATTGACTATGAATTATTTTCAATTATTCACCCCCAAACAATTTCAGGAAATGCCTCAGATACTACTGCTTTAGTAATCCTATATTTCTTATGAAGCTCTTTATCCTTGGTAGCACACAAGACTTCTGCTTCTGAACTGTGCAGTGATTCACACAGTTGAATGAACATCACTTCTCTTTTTGTTTGAGGAAGATCACTGACTCCCTTAACAAAATGATTGAACTTTCTCCACTCTTGGATGAGCTTAGAATGTTCTGTTCCTTCTGGAGCATCATTGGGGGTATAAGGAACTTCTCCATTAGGAATACAAGATTCAACTTTAGAATCAAAATTCCAAATTAAAACGGACCTAAGAGCAACACTATCATAGTGCTTTAGGATTTCAATTTTTTCTTCTCTAGTTTTTGCATTAGATACTCTTTGCAAAATTTCAGAGATCAGTTGATCTGGGGGCAATTTCATTGATAAACTCCAATTAATTAATCTTCTGGTTCTTCCTCTTCATCATACTCTCCATCAAAACTAAATGCTATAATTGAATCTGGAACTACATTTCCATTCTCATCAAACATTTCTGGATGTAAGTTCAATGGGTGTTGAGAATCAGTGTATTCTTTGTATAACCAACCAACAACTGCTCCTAATATCAAAGATGTAATAAAGAACATTACACAAAAAACTAATGTTACAGCAATCATTTTATATCTCCTATGTTAGTTATGGTTCCTTACATCAAAGGAAAAATGAAAGGAGATGGTTATATCCTTTTTAAAGAGGGAAACCATCTTTTCAAAGTAAAAAGAAAATGTTTTCTTTTTAGGTTTCCTCCTTCTTAATATGATGTCAACACCCCTGTTAATGTCAGAGGTCTTATTGTTATTTATAGTTGCCATTACAACAAAGATTTTTCCTGCAGATATTTTACTGTATCTGCACATCCACCAATATGTTTCTGTTCATGTACAACTTGTGGGAAAGTTGAACCTTCTCCAAACTCTTTATAAAATTCTTCTCTAGAAAAATGTGTGTCTAAAGTATATTCTCTAACTGAATATCCTTTATCAACACTTAAAGAATTTAAAACATTAATAACTTTGGTGCAATAAGGGCAACCTCTTTTTGAATAAACTGTGAAATTCATATTTAAATTCTTACTGGGTGTGGTCTACGTTTGTTTGATTTTACAGCACATAACCAAGCATTTACAACTGCTATGTTATTGTCCCACCAATTAGTTTCAAGTCTAAATTCTTGAAACTTAATATCAGTGTTTCTAATAAATTGTGCTTGTGCTTGTCTGGTATAATACCAAAAACTATTTTCATTCCAATAACTAACATGGGTTGGGTCTTGCCATGCTCCTCTACCATCAGTAGAAGGGACTTCAATAAATGCCCAACCTCCATCAACAAGCACTCTATATATCTCACTCATTGTTTTGATTGGATCTTTCAAGTGTTCAATCACATGACTAGCATTGATAACTCCTACGCTATTATCTGGCAAAGGAATTCCTTCATTCAAGTCACAGGTAATATCAGCACCTTCTTGGTCTATTGTAACATATCCAGGTCTAGGAAACAACCCTCCACCAATATCCACTTTCATCAATCCATTTAGATCAGCATCCCTCTCTGCAAGAAGTTGTCCATATTGATGAAACAATTCAAATGTCTTAATCTGAATGTCTGCATTCCTCTGCAGTTGAGTATTATCTCCACCAGGAAGCCATCTATAATAATAAAGAACTTTTGGAATAAAATGGAACTTTGTTTCTAAGTATGTCCTAATCATTAACTCATGATCATCACAGACATTTAAATCTGGGTTGTGTCCGCCAAGTTTATGGTACACACTTGTTCTCCAAGATCTAACATGATCAGGGGCATACCAAATGATACCAACACTATGACTTGTTGCAGGGAAGCTATCAATCTTAATAAAATCTTCCCCTCTAAAGTTCATCCACTTATAGGTCCACCCATTATCAGGATTCCAAGGAATCTTATATTCAGGTCCTCTCATATCATAAAGTAGGTCTTCACTATAAACAAAACCTACTTCAGGATCTTGATATGCCAGATTCAATTCCATCAAACAATCTTCATGAAGTAAATCATCATGATCTGCTTCAACAAGAACATCTCCTCTGCCAAGATAAAATGCTTTGTTTTTAATAAATCCAACATTAGGGTGAGTAATTCCATCATAAATTTTAACTCTGGAATCTTCCTTTATTTCCTGTGGGATGTTTACAACTTTACAATTGCCATTTAAGTATAAGACCCACTCCCAATTAGTATATGTTTGAGATTTAATAGTCTCATAAAGCTCTAATAAGAATGGTATATTTTCTTTCTTATGCTCAGGTGTAATGATGCTAAATTTATAATCCATATCAATCAAAAAAGAACATGTGAAATAGTCTAGAGTCTTCTAGGGTTTGACCAAAGTATTGGGAAGCTGAATGAATACATTTGCCATTGAAAATAACTAATCTATTAAAAACATTTCCCACTGTATCCACCAACTCAAATTTAGTTTTATCATAGAACCCACCATTAAATGCAGCATCTATTCCAGGTTCAGAAGCATGTCTTACCCTAGTTTCTCTATGTGCATACATTGAGGTCCCACTTTCATAAGGAGCATTAGGAGTTAGGTATACCATACCTGCCCATTGTTGTCCATCAATATGATAAACCAAAGGATCTTCTGCAGTACATGACTGAAAAACTCCATTTACATTATACTCATCCCATACTGCAATCTTTTGCCCTATGATTTCTTCAAATGCGTTTCTAGTTCCAGGAACAATATATCTTTCTGTAGTTCTTTTCCCCTTGAAGTATCTAAGGTCTGGTTGAAAATCTCCATTAGATAGAGCAAATTCTCTAACAGCATAAGGATCTTCATAAAAATTATCCACTACAAAAATTCTTTTATCTGGATTTAAATTTAAATTACTTACTGTTAGAAATTTCATTTTTAATTTTATTCATAGAGGACTCTATTACCACATGCATATCCATGTACTTATACTCAGACAATCTACCTCCAAATATAAAATTAGTCAAGGTCTTTGATTTGTCTCTATATTGTCTATAGATTGTTTGATTGGAATCTGTGTTAATAGGATAGTATGGAATCATTCCTGGTTTAAAGTCCAAAGAATATTCTTTTGTAACTACACTCTTATCAGAATCTACCATCTCAAAATGTTTGTGATCAATAGATCTAGTGTATTTTACAACATGGTCACAATAATTTTTAACTGCAACTCCTTGAACATTAGATTGATTTACTACTTTATGTTCAAACTTAAGAGATCTATATTCTAATTGTCCAAACTCATAATCAAAAAATTCATCTATGCATCCAGTGTAAACTACTTTCTTTGCCAAAGAATTAAAGTAGAATCTATCATCAAAATAATCAGTATTTAATTTAACATCAATTCCACTCAACATTTTTTTCATCATAGAAGTATATCCTCCTATGGGAATTCCTTGATAGGTATCATTAAAATAATTATTATTAAAAGTAAACCTCAAAGGAATTCTTTTGATAATTGATGGGGGAAGTTGTGTGGCATGTCTTCCCCACTGCTTCTCTGTATAACCTTTAATTAAGGTTTCATATATGTCTTTGCCAACTAATGACAGTGCTTGCTCTTCTAAGTTAGTTGGGTCTCCATGAAATTTTTGACTTTCTATTATTAGTTTTGCATGTTCAGGTACAGAAGTTTCCCATAACTCATAGAAAGTATTCATATTAAAAGGCAGAGAATAAACCTTATGATTAGAAACTGCCTTTGGAGAATTAATAAAATTATTAAAAGTTGCATACTGATTTACAAAATCCCAAACAAATTTATTGCTTGTGTGGAAGATATGAGGTCCATAAGCATGAACATTGATCCCTTCTATCTTCTCTGTGTAACAGTTGCCCCCAATGTGAGATCTTTTATCAATAATTAAACAAGACTTGCCAGCATCAGCAGCAAGTCTTGCAAATGTTATTCCAAATAATCCACACCCAACAATCAGATAATCATACATTTTCTATCTTATTTTTGATATCATTGAACAAATTATGGACATATGTTCCAGTATCTTGATAGCATTCATTATGAATTAGAAATGCCAAGTTTGGAAAGGGATTAACTCTATCCTTACTCATTATTTTAGTGCAAATTGAATAAGCAGTTTCATAATCTTGAAGGATATTATAAGTTTCAACTAATCCACAAAGATGTTCATTTCTCATTGAGCAAAACATATCACACTTCTTATATGCAATGATAGCATTTTGAAAGTCTTGGCAGAACTTATAAGCATTTCCTATCAAGTACTGAGCATAATAAAACATTTCATCTGAATTTCCTTTATAGAAATATTGTATGAATTGCTCAAAGTAAAAGATACATCTTCTTGCATATTCTTTTTGCTGAGCATATCCAAGAGGAAATACATCTGCTCCATAGCAGTCATTATAGCTCTTCCCAACATAAAAGAAATGATAAGGATCAGATAACAAAGTATTCTGAGATATGTTTTGATTCTCTAGTTCTAATGCATCAGTTAAAAACTTAGTTGGATTAACCCATGTTTCTCCATCATTGGTAATGATATGTCTAAATGACTTAGGCAAATTAAGTCTTTGAAATTCTTCTCCAACATCAGGAAGATAGATACACTCATGCCTTTTATCATGCTTGAATCTCCAAGGAAAATTGGCATTCCAAAACCAAGTTCTATAATAAAAAGAACCAGGAGAGTTTGCAGTAATATTCCAACTTTGCACTTCTGTTTGATCTAGTAGACTCCAATCAAAATCATCATCTATGCTTAATTGTTCATCAGCATCCATCCTGAGAATCCAATCACAGTTATGGTCTGCCTTTAGACACTCTTGAAGAGCATGATCTCTATTCCATCCAGGAAAATTCCATGCAATCTCATATGTAAATCCAGGAATATTCTTTTCCTTAAAGAACTCATCTATAATATTTCTAGTTCCATCATTACCATTACATTGAATTACATAGTAATCAACATACTTATAGCAAGATTCAAGCATCCTCAAAATTACTTTCTCTTCATTTCCTACCATAGAATGAAGACATATTTTAGATCTCTTATTCATATCAATATCTTGTGTTAAAGAAAAATGTTTGGAATAATCTCCCATTCTCTAAGTTGTTACCAAAGTAATCAACAGAGGCATGGAAAAGACTTCCTGGATATAGGATTAATCTATTATAAACATTACCAATCCTATCAACAACTTCCCACTTTGTATAATCCCTTGCATGTTCTCCATGATCAGAACTTCCTACTGATTTTCTATCCCCGCTTTCCTTATGAATATACAAAGCAGTGCCACCACTAATAGGAGCATTTGGAGTCAAATAACAAACCCCTGCCCACATATTATTATAATCAGAATGGATCCAAGTCCTATCTTCTGCTGTACAAATTTGAAATGCTCCAGTATATCCATCTCCATTTTCATCAAGTAACCAATCAGTTACACTCCCTGCAGCATGTGACACAAGAGCATTGATAACTTCCTTATGACTATCATTTAGAAAAGATCTGGTTCTAAGTCCAGGGTAATTTCCTCTTACAGCAAACTCCTGCTGCAAAGCAAAACTCCTTACTGAATCAGGATCATTATAAAAATTATCAGCTACTATTAGATTAACATTCATTCTACTACAGATCCAGTTTTAGAACAATATTTTACATTAGGGTCAATATATTTAAATCCATCCCATCCAGGTTCATTTTCTGCAACTCTTTTTCCATGAAAATAATCTCCAATGTGATTAACCATGATTCCACCTTCAGAAGTCTTTAATAGTCCTGACCCAATATTATACTTATGCTGCAAGTAATTAGCAATAACAGACTCTGATGGATTGAATCCTGTCTCTTCCAAAATAGGTTCTCTAGCAATCCATGCAGGATACAGAGACATCAGCATCCAAAAGTATGGAGTTGCTTTTTCATACCTATAGTGCTTAAACATTACATCATCATCTTTAGGACCTATTTCTTCTGTTTCAAAATTATACCAATTATTTCTTTTTAACTGAACTTGGGAAAGTGTATTATCTTGCTGAAGAATTTCAACCATATCCATAATTTTTAATGGATGCATTACTTCTACATCATCTTCATGATGAAAAATATAATCATAATCACTATCCTTAACTATATCAAAAAGTTGCTGCCAGGTTTTAGTGATCCCCATATTTTCTACATGGAGAATTGCTTCATTATATCCATTAGAAAATACAAATTCTAATAGGGAATTATCATCTCTTCCCATTGGATAGTCATCAATGAATAGATGATGGACATCCAATTCACTGAAATCTAATTTTTTATTTGCTTCAAATGTTTTTTTAAGAAACTCTACTCTGTTAGTAGAAAAAACTACATGAAGTAATTTCATATGATTACAGGTTCTCCTTGTCCTTCTGGAAGTTTAATTTGAGGCAACTGATTAATTTTTTCAACCATCCAATCTTCTTGATGTTTTTTATAAGATTCTGTATTAATAGTTATTTCATTGGTTGGAAGTGCCTTTGGAGTTTCAACATCTATCACTTGATCCATCAGTACCTTGTTTTTGACAATTTCACGATTTGGTCCATCCAGATGCATCATCATTCTTGCATCTTCAAAACTACCACAATCACAAATTTTCTTATGAGTCCTTCTTTCTCTGACTGTATAGTAATCTTCACTATTGTACTTTTTCATTTTTTAAAGTCTTTTGATTATTATAGGTCTTTGATGGTGGTCTGTAAAGTCCAGGCCAAGTATCCCTAATTATTTCTGCAAGTTTATATGGAGTTGTAGAGGTTATCATAAATTTGGATCAGGTGGTCTAGGAGTTGGTTTAAACATACATTCTGAGGCATCAAGTCCCCAATTACGATAGAAGTCCGAGCGATCTATAAATCCATTTTCATTCACAATTGTTCCATATCCATCATCACGGAACATCCAACTACCAACAGAATCGTCGAAATCAACCCAATCATTTAAGAAATCATCTCTTCCCCATACTAAACAATATTCATTGATAAATGCACCATTTGGATGTTGATCTTTCCAATCATTTTCAAGAGTACCAAATCTAGCATTTTTATCTGATACTGATTCAACCACATAAAAACGTGAAGGTTCTTGTTTAACAAGATATGTAATCCACTGCCAAACATCATTGGCAAGAATATTTCCATTATAATCAAGTATGGGTTGACTTTCATCTTGCACAAACCCTCTTGTGTCTACCCATTCATCACATCCCCAGTTACATTGTTTGCATGGACTGAACTGTGGACTTTCACCAAACCAAAATCCAATTTTCCATTTATCATATGGGAAACACTTTTTAAGAACTTGTGCTTTACACTCTCTACTAACTACAGTGAGTGCTTCATTATAAGGAACAGATGCATAAACAAAATCAAATGTATCAAAATCTGCAACTTTGACTACATTATTCTTATAGGTCCATACATCATTAATATGTTGATCTGGATATGAAACCACAGGAGCAATCATCTTATCTTTGATAGTGGTGATTGTCTCAGTCAATCTTTCATAGCAACTTGAAATATTTTCATTCAAGTTTGGATAGTCTTGCAGATTATCATGAATAGATTCTACAAATGCTCCAAGGACCCAAGATATAAGTTCTCTTTGAGGAAGTGCTTCTATACTACCAATTAAATCAAAAGCAGTCCAAAAAAGATTTGAAAGGAAGGATTGTCCAACTTCTTTATTATCTTGCTCTTGTAACTTTAGATAAATTTCTGGTATTGCAGAATTCATATTATTCTGCAACTCACTAAGAAATGCATTTAATGTTTGAAAATTTGCAACTAATTTTGAATGTTCCATCATAAATTATATTCTTTTCTATGTATCATAAGTCTTGGGTGATAGACATAATAAACATAAAGAGTCCAAAAAGTTGAAAGAATAAAAGAATAGTAAACATAAAAAAAGGAGTTCTTTTGGAACTCCTCTATTTATTTTTTATTGTTTATATCAACCAATTGCAGGTGCAGTAAGAGCAACAGGAGTTGCTTCAACACTTGCAAGATCAAGTGGGAAGTTGTGAGCATTGCGCTCATGCATTACCTCAAATCCAAGGTTGGCACGGTTGAGGATATCTGCCCAGGTGTTAATCACATGACCATTGTTATCAAGCAGTGACTGGTTAAAATTGAAACCATTCAAGTTGAATGCCATCGTGCTAACTCCCAGAGCAGCGAACCAAATACCAACAACAGGCCAAGCAGCCAGGAAGAAATGTAGACTGCGAGAGTTGTTGAATGATGCATATTGGAAGATGAGTCTTCCAAAGTATCCGTGTGCTGCAACGATGTTGTAAGTTTCTTCTTCTTGTCCAAATTTGTATCCATAGTTTTGTGACTCGTTTTCTGTAGTTTCACGCACCAGTGAAGAGGTTACAAGTGAACCGTGCATTGCACTGAACAGTGAACCACCAAACACACCAGCAACTCCAAGCATATGGAAGGGGTGCATCAGGATATTGTGTTCTGCCTGGAACACAAGCATGTAGTTAAAAGTACCAGAGATGCCAAGAGGCATTGCATCAGAGAAGGAACCTTGACCAAAAGGATAAACCAGGAATACTGCAGATGCAGCAGCAACAGGTGCAGAGTATGCAACACAAATCCAAGGACGCATACCCAGACGGTATGAGAGTTCCCATTCACGACCCATATAAGCATAGATACCAATAAGGAAGTGGAAGACTACAAGTTGGAAAGGTCCCCCATTGTAGAGCCATTCATCTAGGGAAGCAGATTCCCAGATGGGGTAAAAGTGCAGTCCAATAGCATTGGACGAAGGGACAACAGCACCAGAGATGATGTTGTTTCCATACATTAGAGAACCAGCAACAGGTTCACGAATACCATCAATGTCCACAGGAGGTGCAGCAATAAATGCAACAATAAAGCAAATTGTTGCTGCGAGTAATGTTGGAATCATCAAGGTTCCAAACCACCCCACATAAAGACGATTATCGGTTGAAGTTACCCAGTTGCAAAACTGTTCCCAAATATTTGATTGTGATTTTTGACGTGAAAGTGTAGCAGTCATTTTTAATTAAGAGTAAGTAAATCCATCAGGGAAATGGTGGAATACTTATTTCTCTGTCACCCTCAGACAGAGATATGAGAGACTTCATTTATACTCCCCATAGGTCTCGGTTAATGGGAGTTACAAAGGTTAATGAAATGTCACATTCCTTAACCTGTTGATGTATTTATCATAACACTTCTTCAGAGTCCTGTCAAGGGGTTTAAACTAAATACTTAAAACTGCTTTCCCACAAATGCCAAGGGAATGGAATACTCCCATCAGGGAACCTTGGAATGCACCTATCCATAATACTCTTAAAGCAATAGATAATCACACTCAAGAGTACTTCAAGAGTGGAAATAAATGGCATCTAGAAAAAGCAGATATGTTAAGACAATACTTAAGGGAACTCAAGGATTTCATACATAAACAAGAAGGAAGATGAAAAAGATTTTTCTTATTGGACTATTGATTATAAGACTCATCACTAATGAAGGAGTATTTCTCAATGCCAGAAGAATCCCACCAAAAAGACAATTCCCAGAACTCATCAGATTCATCAGAAGACCAGCAAAAAGAGGAAGGAAAAAAGGGAAGTCTATTAAGTAACTTGATAGTGGCAATTTGTATTACTACTGTTTGCTATGTTGGAGTTACATTTTTAAACTGCAACTTTCTAATTCCAGGTTCTATGGAAAGAGCAGATGCATTAGGTGGATTAAAAAATCCTCCTCCTTTGGATTGTAAAGAATCCGAAAGAAGAGGATATGATGCTTTATTTACTTTATTTACTGCACTACTTGGACTAAAAGCAAAGATGGAAGATTAAATATTTTCTACAATAC